AGGTAAGTGTTCTTGTGGTAGAAAAGAAGATTTATCTCCATTCAAACTTTGTTTAATGTGTCAAATAATATATGATGGTAATCAAAGAATAAAGGAAAGAGAACAAAGTGAGGTTCAGAAATAGATGAAGTGCTATTACTATGGTAGATATTGTATGAACAAAGCAGTTGGTAAGGCAGAAATCAACAATAGAGTTGTTAACCTATGCGTAAGTTGTGCTTGGGAAGAATATGACCAAGTCGATGGAAACGTGGAAATCATTGATTAATACTTTAGTGATACAATGTTAGAAAAGATACCAAATCCATATTCAAGGTCAGACTGTGCTGGTCTTGGACTTAGAATTAATAAAATGATAGATAAGATAAACGAACTTGAAAAACAAGTACAAGAATTACAACATAATAACAGAAATGAGGAAAAATGAAAGTCAAGCTAGAAAAGCAGGAGTATGACAAGCTCTTTGAATTATGGAAGGCTGTTGCAGTTGCCAGAGGCCAAGAAAAACCAGCTCATGAAATCCAATCTCTTTTTTCAAAGTATAAGGACATGTTCAAAAAGATTTGCAAAAAGTACAAGCTTAATCCCCATTTAGTAGATGTTTCAATCATGGATGGAGAGATTAGAGACAAGAGAAACGGAGAGAAAGAAATTGCCTTGTAGGTGTGGAGCTGATCATCTACATGATGACGTTTATCCTTGTGTCTGCAAGACTGCAAGCTGTAGCTGCTTGGGCTATGTGGAGGCTGGCCTTGCTCCATCAGACATTGACAAGTATTTCAAGGGATTTGAAACAATCATTGACAAGATGCAATGGATTCTTCTTAACGTGAGATTCTTTCGTAACTTTAACAATCAGGAAATAATTTTTGCATGGTGGCAGTACGTGAATGGCTGGAATCCAAGACTTCAGGTTCTCACTAATGATATTTATTATAGCCTTGACATTGCAGAATCCATCACCCGATCTTTCAGATATTGGAAAGAGCAGGATATGGACAAGTATGGCCCAACTACTCTGACAGTATTGGAGCAGCAGTCTTTCAAGCAGCTGGCTATTGAGGAATTTATCATAGCGAGTAAGTCATGACGGAATCAGCAATAGGTATTTGTAAGTTTTGTAAAGTGAAATCATATTTACTTGAGGGTAATATCTGTGTACCATGTAAGGAGAAGTGGAAAAATCGCTGATGCCAGCTGCAACCTTTTTACAGAATGAAAGTACAGCCGATAAACCTCATTCAAATCTTAACTTTACAGGTTCAAATCCTGAACCAATAAATGTTCCAGATGGAATAGAGCCTCCAGCTTGTGATTGTGAATGTCATAAATCTTCCATTCTCAGAAACACATTGGCATTCTTGGAGGAAAAGATTGGAATCATCAAGTGTGTGGAATGCAGATGTTGGGGCTAAACGAAATCGAATGCAAATGCTGTGGCTACGTAGGAGACGAGCTAAGTGTAAAAAAGTGTCTTATTTGCAAGACTCCAATTTGCATTTGTTGTGTAACAGATCATCCCTGTAAAGATGGCAAAAGTAATCAAAATAGAATCAGTCCTTTTAATTAATCATCATCCCTGTCAAACCAACAGGTCAGATTTCAACACGCATACAATGTCTTGCAATGTAGCAAACTAACTTCAACAAGAATACATAAAAACTAGACTGTCATACGTATTACACAATGGGAGATACTTACGGAGACATGGAGAAAGCCAAGAGCCAGCTTGATCTTACTGGAATCACTACAGACAACGCAAAGCTTGAAGATGCAGCCAATCAGGTTGACAGCTATTTGGGTTCCGAGTTTATTTATGTTCTAGGCGATACGTTGCCATTTGAAAGTATGCCAGAGTGGTTCAAGGCTCTGGCCACAGAAGGCTATGAGGCCTTCTATTGGTTCAAGCAAAACAACGATGACAAGCTTTGGAAGGAGTTCAAAGAAAAAGTGCAGCGAGACAAGACTTTCCACTTTCAGAATCCAGCAGCCGTGACACGATGAGCTCTCTTTCAGAAACTAATTATCAGTATGAAGTCTATCTTGAAGGCTCGTCTCCTCAGTTCCTAACAAAGTGGATGCCTGCTCCAGAACAGCTTGGCCCTTTCATTGGAGACTTTATCGAAATCAGGGGAGATTCAAGACAGTACAAAATCATTCGTGTAGATCCTCCTCTTGGAGTGCCGATAGAGATTCCAATCACTTCAGCCAGAAAGATATACGTTGAAATCGTGGATCCAAGCCAGCCAGAGACAGACAATGATTTAGGCGATCCTGTTGAGTATAAACTAATTAACACAATATTTTAATAATTAGGATTTCTTGGGATAGTCATGGAAATAGGCGATGAAGTGACTTACATAGATGGATGGGGCAACAAGTATGATGCAAAGGTTCAACAAATCTTTCTTCCAGAAAAAGGCAAACCAATTTTGAATTTAGAGTATGTCAAAAACCGAAACACAAAACATGTCAACTCTGTTCAGAATAAAGACGATAGACTGGAAAATGCGGATGGAAAGAAAGTGGCCTGTTGGACTAATCATAAAAAGGTTGAGAAAAAGAAAGAAGAACCAACTAAAGAAACTGAAGAAATCCCTCAACCATCTGAGACTCCACAGTAAGAAATGGCTCCTCCCATAAGTAAAGAGAATGCAAGGAAAACTGTTACTGGCTCAGATCCAGCAGCAGGAGCAGAATTTTCTGAAACAATTCCAGCTGGAAAAATCTGGAATCTTATTGCCATTGCGGTTGCATTTGTGGCAGATGCTACGGTTGCTAGCCGTACACCCGAAATCATTATAGACGATGGCACAAACGAAATTCTGAGACTTACTGATAGAACGGTTATTACAGCATCACAAACAAGAACGCTACAAGCTAACAGGTTCGGAGTTCTGCCAGCAGATACAGCTACAGTTCATTACTTTATCCTGCCTTTGGGCTTTGAGCTTCCAGCTGGCTATAGAGTCCGAAGTGTTACAACAAACCTACAGGCTGGAGACAATTACGGAGCTCCAAAACTAATTGTTGACGAGTACGTTATAGTTCCCTAAACAGAAATTCTTTTATCCTGCATAGTATTCTATGCTATTATAGCAGCATTATACGGCTCTGTGAAATGTGCCTCCTGCAAGAAGCACAGCATCCGTCACTATTGAACAACTATCCCATGAGGATTCTGCCTTCCGATGAAATCGGGATAGAGATTTAAAATGACACAACAAGACACAGACAGATATTTGATAGCAGCTCACGCAATGCAGTCAGGTGTAAAAATGATGATGAACTATACCCATCCAGAGGCACAGACGGCTGACGATGCAATCGATCCTGACACTGGCCCAAAGCACTTGAGAGTTGGAGTAAATACTGCCATGTCAGATCACGGAGCCTTGGTAATGCTACTGATTGACAAGGGAATCATCACAAGAGACGATTACGATGCAGCAATAGCTGATTCCATGGAAAGGGAAGTCCATAACTATGAGAAAGAAATTGAAAAGGCCATCTTTCAAAAGACAGGCAACAGAACAAAAATCACTCTACAATAAGAAATCTAATTAACTGCCATACTTTATTCAAAAGTGCCTAGTGTCTGAGGGCCGTAGGGCTTACTTGTACTGAATCTTGAAAGGGATAAGTCATGTTCCAAATTCCTACGGAGAGATGAGGAGCTAGGCAATTCATGTCTGGACTGGAAACAAAGGAGTCCTATATGAGAATCTTTAAAAGAATTTACTATATCATAATAACCATGCAGCACAAGTTCCTGATAACAGGCCTTATTTTAGTTCTCATCGTAATCTCATTGATGGCAGTATCATTTGTATTACAGGATGCAAATGCCTCCCATAAAAAGAAACCAATCCAATCAGCTCCTACACTTCAACAAACAATAGACCTGTCCAATTATGTAACCAAGACGCAGCATGACAACGACATCATAAACCTCCAGTCTCAGGTAGCATCCTTGCAGTTCCAGTTAGATGATATAAAAGGAAAGCTAGCAAAGTCCAAAGATGCTCCAGAGAACAAGGATAAAGAATAAGTAGCATTATTCCGTATTACACCTGTTCGTTAGGAACTATCTTCTCTGGCCATGGTTCGTGATTGCTCCATCGGCCAGAGTCTTGTATTACAACTCAATCTTTCTATCCCATTACAGTCAACCTAATTTTATTAAATGTTTAATAAATGATAGAATGCTATAATGTCACTTGAAGAAGAAACTACCGAAAACTACCGAGTCTAAGAATAAATCAAAACATGCAGGAGGAAGGCCTCCAAAGAAAGAATCTAAGAAGATAGATGCTGAACTCTGGCCATACTTCCAGAAAGGGTATAGTGTAGAATTTACTTCATTAGAAACAAAGCATGAGTGGCACACAGTAAACGATAGATTTGAAAAGTGGACTCAGGCTCATATCATCAATACTGATTTTAGCGAGATACAACTTGCAGCAAAGAAGCGTGTAGTGATTTCATTTGATAAATGCATTGAGAGATTTCATAAGGCGTTGGATAGGCTTGACGAATCATTAGATGATGAAAAGCAAGGAATCTTTGCAACTGGCCAGTATGCCAGAGTCAATCAGATGCTTACTGACTTGTATGACAAGAAGGCAAGGATAGAGATGCAGCCAACATTACAAGACAGTCTGGAAGTATATATTGCTCACAAACTAGCTGAGGCAGATGAGAAACTGAAAATCATGGTAGTTGAGAAGCCAGTTGTCTCTTGAAGCACTAAAACAAATTGAGGCACTCTTCAAACAAAAAACTCAGGAGCATCAAGAAAAGATTAATAGAATTACAGCAGCAGACAAGCGAGACTTTCCAAAACTAGATAACAAATACTTTCCAGAGGTAAAAAAATTAGATACATGGAGAGGCGAATACGCAAAAGCAGTACGTGCCTTTAATGAAAATCTTGGCAATCCAATCTCCAGAATTTTAAACAAAAGAGTCAGACAGGTAGATCACCTTATCGAATACGAATTTGATGTTGAGAAGTATCACAGTGAAGTGGTAAACAAGACTCGTAAGGGAGGCTTTACAGATGGCAGAATCAGAGGAATTGCAAGGCAGGTTTTCAAAAGATACGCTGGCCATGACGTGATGATTGTTGCAGGAAACGAGCTTGTCATTGCTATGGAAATACTTGACAGGTTTGACGAGCTCTTTGAAAATGGAATCACTGACAAGGATGGCAGACATTGGAAATACGGAGATCTGATTTACAGATATGTACGATCTCCTCAGCCTATTGTAGAATTTTATAATGGAACAAGAGCTTTTTGTTTTGCAGCTTCCAAGTCTGGCAAGGCTCAGGCCTTTCGTGGCCCTGATGATGTGATTAGCATATTCATGTCCGAGGCTGCACACTCTGGAGCCACTGACGATTATCCAATTTACAACGCTTTGACTCCAAACTTGGCAAACAGGCCAGATGGAGACTTGGTTTTTGAATCCACTCCAAACGGAAAGCGTGGTTTTTATTATGATATTTGGGCCGATGCAATAGTTGGCAAGAATCATTATCATACTCTTGAAGTTAATTATGAAATAGCTGTCAAGGCTGGAGTCTTATCAGAAGTCTATGTTGAACAACAGAAACGTGATCCGAGAGTTGACTTTGAACAGGAGTATTGCTGCAAGTTCACAACAACAAAGCGAGCTGCAATTCCTGCCGATGAGATTAAAGCTATAGAAGATGACAAGTTGCAACCAATAGATTTAACAAAAACGCTATTAGGCTATGAAGATTATCGAGACTGATGCCTTCTATTCATACTATTGCTACAATCTGTCGTAGAATACATTTTAAGAAACTTTGTACTTATGAAGAATGCCGTTGCTTTGAACCTGTCCACAGGGCCATAGATGAGGCACAGAACTTCAGATATTTTAGAAGTAAGCCTTTTGTGGAACATTCTCCTATGTGATGTATGTCACTGGAACATTATGAGAATGCTACTCAGCTTGTAATACAGATCAACAAAGTCACTACATTGAAGCTCACTTGGTATAATGACAGCGATTGGTACTTTGACACTTGGACTCATAATAACAGGAAGTGGATTTGTTTTAGCTTTTGGAGGTTTTCTGTTTTCTACAACCGTTATATAGTTCCAAAAAATACTATCTCCAGATGACAGAGGCAGATTACTTTCTTGGGTTGCTTTTTAATGAGAACAGGCCTCCTAAACCATGTTGTATAAAATGCAAAATCAAGTGGCTTGTTGCACTTGGGAGGAAATACCCAAAACAAAAAATTGAGCTGATAATATGAAAACTCAGTATCTATTGAACGACAAGGTAATTTTAGAAACTGACGAGATGAACCCTCACCTTGGAGCAAGCTTTCTCTGGAAGAAGGAACGCTTTCAGGTCATAGAAATAAACTCAAAGAAAGATCCCATTCAATGCAAAGTAGTAAAGATTGTAAACTTTCCAGAGGATAATTTATGAACATTGATGATGACAAGTACATAGACTTTCGAGATATGTGTGATGACATGGCATTAGACAAGATAAAGTTTGATATGATAGCTGACTTTGAATGGGTTGAACAGGAATCTTTGAAACGTGGAATTACCACTTATGAATTTATATTGGGAATTTTGGCCAAGTATGACGCACATGAAAAAGCTGTTGCATGGATTAAAAATAGAAAATGAATGACTCAGATTTAACTTATGAATGCTTGAACAGACTCAATCAATGCCTTGGCCACTTTCATTTGAATATAGCAACTACAACTCCAGACTTGCCAGAAACCACAAACAGAATCTATGTTTTTCATTCAGATACAATGGTAGGATATTGCGGAAAGAAATGAGTCTCTTTGATAACTACTCTCCACAGGCTGATTATGTAGAAGAGATTCCTGTAGCTCCATTTCAAAAGCCTGAAGTTGTAAAAGGAACTAAACCAACTGAGCCAGTAGAACAAAAACCAATCTTGAGATTTGCTGGCCTTGATATGGCCAAGCGAGTAGATCACTCTGCACTTGAAGTTCTGAGACTGCATAACGAGCCAAGAGTTGAGGTTCCGTATTTGCGTGAAGAAGCATTTGCACTCTGGCCACATGTCAAGTATCGTGTGGTTGCAGCTGACACTAACAAAGTCTATGAGCATTATCCATGGGAGAAGCTAGGCTTTGATAGATTGGGAGTAGGTGATGCAGCAAGCGAGTTCTTCGATCTTAGTGGCCTTGCGATGGAACCAATCAATCCGACAATGACAATGAAAATAGATATTGTTAAAATTATCAGAGGTTTGTTTGAAACAAAAAGACTCTTCATAGGAAAGGAGTCGGAGCTTGTCAGGCAGATTGAAGAGCAAGAAGTTTTGATTTCACAGGCAGGCAATGAAACTTACAAGCATCCTGTTAATAGACATGACGACAGGTTTTGGGCCTTGGGTTTTGCTTGCTATGTTGCTCTTCCGTATGTTGTGGGGGCCGTTGAACCAATAATTAGAAGAATTGGATTACAGCCAGAGACTCCCGATGTTGATGCAATGATAGATCAGATGATGGGCTTTGACAGTCAAATCATGCAAATCTGAAATGTTAAATATCTTAAAGCTGGTTCAAATATAGTTGGCCAAATGGAAAGAGGCTCCTGCATGGGTTGCAGTTCCTAGAACACAAAGAGCTCTTGATGTAGGAACTTGGAACAAATCTGATCCTAGACAAAGTGGAGGAAAATATGCCATGCCAAAAAAGATGAGGCCACTTGGAGGACTCTTAATTTATCCAGCAGTTGATCCTTACAGGCCAACACAACGAGCAACGTTTAGGGCCATAATGACAAAGCTCAGCTGGGTTTTACGTGCAAATGTTATAATTCAAAAATTGGTAACTGGCCAAGGCTATACCACTGAAGCTTATCCAAGAGTTGACAAGGAGCTGAAAGAATCAGTTTTGAGAGGATGGAGACGACAAAAAATTTATGTTCCGTTTTTTGACAAAGACGTTACTCCAAATGCAATCAAAGCTTACATTGACAAGATGGGAGATACACTTGAACTTGAATCGCTAACCTTCAACGCCTATCTTTACATGCGAGAGCAGGGCCGATGTGTAATCGGTATATTTCCAGAGACAAGAGACGAAGATACTAAAGAATATCAGATGCCACAGGCAATGAGAGTAATCAGGCCAGAGTTTACAAGAAGGCCTTTGATCAACCGTGGCTCTGGAGCCTTGGAAGCTGTTGAAGTTGTCGGACTGATTACAAACGGAGGAAGGCTTGATGCATGTCGTGCAATCTATCTGGAGAACTCTTACAACTTGGAACTCTTTGCTGACCACTATGGCCGTAGTATGATTGATGCGATTGAGGACATTGGAAAGACGCTTTTAATAATTTATGCACAGGACTTTCGACAGGCTGCTGAGTACACTTGGCACAAGCCTACAGTTTTTAGAATTACAATCCCAGCTCGAGATTTCAAGAATCCGCAAAAAGTTTTGGATGACTTTTTACAAAAGCGAAACAACTCGCTTGGAAAAGATATTGCAGTAACTCAATCAGTTGAGGTTCTTCCAAATCCTCAGAACGCTGGAGACATTGCTGGAGTTGTATCAATCCAGAATGAATGCATTGATGCGGTAGCTGGGTTTTACAACATTCCTCCTTTTATGCTGGCAAAAGGAAAGGCTGGCAGACTAGGAGGCAATGCAAACCGAGAAGAGATTGACGCATTTTTGGAAACTGAAATCAAGCCAGAGCAGACAATCATTGAAACAATAATTGAAAAACAATTCTATGACAGGATACTTGCAATACTCTTTGGTATAGAGCCTGATGAAGTTGACGATCCTAAGAAATGCCCAATCAGGATTTATCATCACTTCAACAAGCCAGAGATTTCCTTGACGATTGATCCTGCATACTGGAATATCCTCAAAGACTTGGGCCATCAAGGAATTTTGACAAAGGAAGGAATCATAGAAAAGCTTGGCCTTAAGAGATTTGTCAAGGAGCATGAGACGGAAGGAGGAGACGTTGATCCATCTCTTAGTACATGGAAGAAAGTAAATCCCAGCTGGAGGCCACAAAAGGCAAAGAAATCATCAATGTGGAAGCCAAAGCCAAGCTTGGATAAAGTTAGCTTCAACGTCAAGTGGGATGGCTCTGAATCTACAGATAAGAGCTGGAAGTAAATTTAATAAATTTCACAACAACTCTTAAAATCTTCTAGTAAGCTGTTCTCTTATGGCAGCAAATAACAAGAATGGTAGAAACATCTCACAGTATGTCATGATTGTTGCATTAATTCTTGGAGGAGCAAGTGCATATAACAGTACAGATGTTAGAACTGAAATTGATGATACGCTTGAAAAATTCAATAACTTTGTCCAAAAACAAGTAGATGATATTATTGCAGAAATTGCAGATGCTAGGTTAGATATAGATAATCTTCGAGATAGAATGCGTGAACAGGAGCAACAAAACGCAAGACTGCTAGGCGAATTTGAAGAATACAAGAGGACTCATCCTTGACTTGGAAATACAAGATGGCAAAGGTACTGGCCAAATTTACTACAGGCGTGGGTTCGGGTTTTGCTGCTGTCTCTTTAACAGATCAAGATTTAGGAATGAAGCTACTACAAAGTTTATTTGGAGGCCTTGTGTTAGCAATAATACAATTTGGAGTGTTGATGGATGAGTACGCAAAACGAAAAAAACCAAAGTGAAGAACAGTCAGAGAAAGAAGAGACAAAACAGGAAAAACCTTCCACTAAACAAAAAGTGCTAGACTGCTTTTTAAAATACTGATCGAGGGATCGAAGCCCTCCCATGGGAGATAGCATACTATCTTCTGGCCATGTAACTATCCTGCTTAGTATGCTATGATAGAATGCTTTATAAAGTACATTCGATAGCATTCTATGTATGGGATACGGCCTAGATATGCAATGTTATCAAATGCAACACTGTCCTGACTGTGAAGTGAATATGAAATATGATGAGGGTTTAGATGCTTATACTTGTCCAAAATGCGGTCAATCAATTTCCAATCAGTCCATTCTAAAAGGTACTGCATTTTGATGTGACAAGGAACGATCGTCATTGTCCAAACTCGGACAAGCACACTGGCTATGTGCAATCCATGTCGAGACTTTACATACGCAAGTCTATTACTGGCAAGGAGGGCAGCCATGGCCAGAAGTACCTCCCTCATTGCTGGATTTGTCCAGAATGCCAGACGATTGTTCTCGAACCCATTAAATGCAAAAAGTGTGAATCTCGCAACATAATACGTATGACGTCATCTCACTTGCATGATCCAGTAACAGGTAAGTGGCATGACTACGAGAAAGAACATTATAACGAAAAGACAAACGAGCATAAATGGTACTGCTTTGACTGCAAATTCTCTTGGAATCCAAAAATTGTCAAAAAGAGTCTTAGGATTATACAGTTAACCTAAAATACATCTCCAGTTAACTCTCTGCAATGAAGAAACTACAAATGCTGTTGATTTGTGTCATTGCTATTGTTCCAGCTAGTTCGATGGCCTATGCACAAGAAACAGGAATGGAAATCCAATTCACTTCCAATGAGCAGCTTGCTATTGTGATAGTTGGAATCTTGGCAGGAGTGACTTCTGCATATCAGGGATTTTCTAAAAGTGGGGAAGAGTTCTCCTCAAGGAAATTCTTTGATAGAGTGGTAACATCTTCAATCTCATCTGTGGCCTTGGCAGTTGGGGCAGCAGCCACGCAAACTGAAGTTAATATCTTCATGTATGTAATGGTATTTCTCGCAGCCATTGGTTCAACAGACTTGATCATAAGACAGAGAGCAAGAACTCACACTCCAGCTGAAATAGAATTTTCTAGACGAGCAAAAGGAGCTGGCTCTGGAGAATGGGGAGTCAAGAATACTGTCAATGAGATTCAGGCAAGAATAGCTTACCTAACAAAAGACTTGCAGGATACAAAGGCTGAGAAAGAGTCTTATCTATCAAAGCTGACAAATCCAGAATTTAAAACTCTGATGGCTGCATTCTTTGACAGGGAAGTTGCAAGAGTTTCTAACCAACTTGCAGCTGAGATAGCCAAACGTGACAGGGCTATTGCTGAAGGCTTGCTCTGGAAATCTGACTTTGGCATAGCATAAAAGCTATCCAAATCCTTTTTATTTTCCCAAGTTTTGTAATACGTATTGCAAGAGATTTGTTTTATTAGAGACTTGGAATTGGAGATGGCCAATTACTATCCCATGACGCAGGCCACAAATCTACAGATTGCAGAAATTCCTAACAAGTGGGATAGGACTATCGTTACATATTCCGTCTTGCGTGGAACCGAGGACATTGCAGGAGACGCAATAGAGAGAAAGATAATCAACCTTGCAATGACATCTTGGGAGCTTTACATTCCACTTGTCTTGAAGTATGTAAAGGCTTCAGAAGATCCAGACATCAGGATTGAATGGGTTCCAGCAGCAGAGGACTCTTACTTTGGCAAAGACTCTGGCATTCTAGCTTATGCAGGTTTTCCAAAGACTAGCTATCAAGGTGTTCTCAGATTCAACGATGACAAGATTTGGAGTGTTGATGGCCTCGGCCAGCCGTATGTCAGGCCTGAAGATGGAGTAACAATCATGCGAAAAACCTACAACGGAAATCAGACAGCTGGCCATGAGACAGGTCACTTACTCGGATCGGTTCACTCGGATCAGCCAAATGACTTGATGTACCCATATTATAACGGAACAATCATGCCTACAACAATAGACAGCCAGAGAATCCAGTTAAAATATGGAGTCAGACAGTGGGAAGGCGATTGGTTTACTAGAATACAGAATTTAATTAGCAGACGAAGAAAAAACTGGAACTAACTAATTTAATAAATTTCAAAGACAGCCTTAAATAATCTCGCACGAACAAAAATTAAATGCCGTTTGAATGTGCAGAGCATAATTTTACAACTACTTCTCCAGTGGAATTTTATGAGCATGAAAGAGAACTAGCACATAATTATGATATATCAGGTTCAACCTGTAAGGATTGCGGAACTAAGATTGAAAACCGTTCTATCAAAGCTTTGCTTCCAGCTAAATCATTGGTAATTGAGCCAATGTGCAAAGAATGTCAGGACAAGGCAGACAAAGTTTTGATTGAAAGACTGAAAGAAGAAGGGAAAATAAAAAAATGATAGACGCTGACTTTCTCGGAGAAGTTTTACTTGACGATAATGTGCGAGCTGAAATTGCAAAGTTTAGAGCTTTGCATGAAGGACTTGCAATCAAGGGCTATCTCACTGTTGTTGTCAACAAGGGCAGGCCAGACGAGAGAGTAATTGCACAGTTCCAGCCTGCATTCGAATATTTTGCAAAATTTCAACCGAACCTAGTTCCGACAGCTGGTCGTGATTGGGTTCATCAACAACTTTATACAAATACTGCTGCTGGCACAAGAGGAGCTGGATTCATTGCAGTATCAGCCGATGCAGTTAATCCAGCTGTAGGCGATACAACTCTTGTGGGTGAAATCACGGTAGGAGGACTGGCAAGAGCTGACGCATCAACCAAGACTCATACAGCTGGAACAAACGTATCAACAATACAGCATGTCTTTACTGCAACTCAACTTTTCACTAACTTGCACAAGTCAGCTCTCTTTAATGCAGCTGGCCCTCCTCCAGCTGGACAGATGCCACATGCTGCTGCATTTACTACAGATGTTGGTACACTTGCTTCAGGTGATACGCTAACAATCACATGGACATTGACGGCAGGTTAAGCTAAATGCCAAGAGCTTCAGGTAAAGGATGGGGCCGTCATGTTGCTGTTGTAACTGGAGCAGACGATCCTTCCAAGCAAGTTTCAAAGGATGAGTGGAATGATGATTTAGTGCGTGTAGGGTTTTTTGGTTATGAAGCTACCAATCCAACAACTGCAATTTTAACTGGAGCCTTAGTTCCAACAGATTCAAAAGTTACGGTAGCTGCTGAGACAGGAACAGTTGATGATTTAGACAGTATAACAAACACTAACACTCTTGAAGGAGATGAGCTAATTCTTTATGCCAGAACTGGAGATACAATTACAGTTCGGCATAATTTCGGAGGAGCCAACATCTTTCTTATTGGAGCAGTTAACAAGATTATTGATCAGAAAAAGCCAATGGCTCTTTTGCGTATTGGCACAGATTGGTATGAATACGTCTCTCCTGAATCCATTGATAGGGTTTCAACTTCTACTCTTCTCAGGAAGAAATTTGCTGATCCTACGGATCCGACAAAGATTGTTGATCTTTCACTTTCTGGAATTGCGACTGCTGTTGCAGTTACACTTTTGTTTGCTAATCCACTTGCTTCTACACTTACTTTCCCAAATGCTACATCACAGCTTGCTACTCTGGCCCTTGTTGAAGTTCTATCCAACAAGACATTAACGAGGCCTAGATTTGTTGATACAGGTTCCATTGATGATGACTCTGGAAACGAATATCTAAGATTCTTAAAGGTTGCATCTGCCGTAAACGAAATCTCAGTTAAGAACAATGCAACTGGCTTGGATCCAGAAATTCAGGCCACAGGAGGAGATGCGAACGTTGGAATTTTATTTGTTCCAAAGGGAACAGGAGTCATCAAGGGAACAATCGAAACAATGCTAATAACAATTACAGACGAGTCAACTCCCCCAACTGTAGGAGTCAAATATACAATTTATGCTCCTTTTGCTTTAAAGATTGTAGGAGTCACTTATGCAATAGTAACAGTTGCTCCAGTTACCTCGGCTTTCATAATGGATGTACTCAAAGCTGGAACTACAATTTATTCAACAAAGCCACAGGTTGCAGCTGCAGCAAACACTGGAAGCTCTTCTGTTCTCACAACTAATCCCACATCATTTGCTCAGGGAGACAAAATAGAATTTAAGGTTGATACATTGGATTCTGGAGCAGCTGCAAAGGGAGCCAAACTTGTGTTGCAGTTCTATAGAACGTAGGAGATATTTTAAATGAATCAGCTTCTCATGGAAACTCCACAAGAACTTTATAAAAAATCTAAGACTGTGCAAGCATCTGTTGGGGGCTATGATTTTGGTTCAAGAGGTTTTGCTAGGCCATATTCTCCGACAGCAAAGTTAGATTATAAACAATGGTTTGAGAAAGTAGTCAAGCATTTTCCTAAATTAAAACAACCCACTCATACTCATTTTCTAGGGAATAATCCATTTCTATCATTTGCTGTAGCTGGCCCTGTTGGTGGATGGAAAGAATTAGGAAGAACAACACTCGGAGTTGCAGGAGATACCATATCAGTTGCAAGTTTAGCAAATAAAAGATATTATATGATTTTAGGACATGCTCTAGCAACTGGAGGCGTAATAGAAGCAGAAGTCAGACTGAATAATGATACAGGAACTAACTATGCATATAGAGAACAAACTAATGGTGGAGCAGATACAACCAATGCATCTGCTACATTTTTTATTTCAAGTCCTTCAAGTCAAGCCAACGATCTATTCTTAAATGGTTTTCTATCAAATATGGCAACAAAAGAAAAATTACATCAAGGACACTCTATGTTTAGAAATACGGCAGGAGCAGCAAACGTACCTGATAGACGAGAACATGCCTCAAAATGGGCAAATACAGTTGATGCAATAAACAGAATTGATCTTGTTAATTTAGGAGCTGGAGATTATGCTGTAAACTCTGAACTGGTTGTTCTTGGATGGGATAAAGCAGACGTTCATACAGATAACTTTTGGACAGAGTTGGCAAGTGTAGAACTTGGAGCTGAGGCAGATCAAATATCTAGTGGAACAATTACAGCTAAAAAATACTTATGGATTCAAGCTCATATAATAGGAGCTGGAGCTGCTAACAGAGCCAATCTTACTTTCAACAATGATGTTGCAGCAAACTATGCATTCAGACATCAGGTTAACGGTGGAGCTGATTCGCCAAGTGTAAGTCAAGCATTTGCATTAATTTCTAATAGTGCAGCTAAAAATCAATTCATAAACTTGTTTCTGATAAACAGGTCTGCCAACGAAAAACTTGGTATTGGGGAATGTGTTTCTTTTGATACAGTTGGTTCAGGAACAGCTCCAGATAGACGTGAGACAGCATTGAAATGGGCCAATACAGCAGCACAAATAACAGAAGTAGATTTGGATAATACGGATGCTGGAGGATATGCAGCTGGTTCGATTCTCAAAGTTTATGGAAGTGATTAAGAAATGGCATGGCAAAAACTAGCATCTGACACATTAACAGGAGCTGCAACCTCACAAGATAACAGCATCACAACAGCAAAGAAGCTTTGTCAAATACTTGCACATAGAATAGGCACAACATTAAACACCTTAAAGTACAGACTTGGCAAAACAACAATAGATGCTGGAACTAACTATTGTAGAAGAAGTTCTACAAATGGAGCTGCTGATACTACTGCTGTAACACAGGATAATATAATGAATGTACGATCTAGTAATACAGAACACTTCACTATCTTTGATATAATTAATATCGGCACACAAGAAAAACTTATAATAGCTCATAATGTGGCTTTGGGAGCAGCTGGAGCAGCTACAGCTCCAGAGAGAATTGAGTTTGTAGCAAAATGGGTTAATACAACTGATCAATTTGATCAAGTAAGACAGTTTGGAGATACTGCAAATGAGTTGGCAACAGATACAAATCTAACAACATTGGGAACTGATTAAGATGTTTGGAATAGAGATTCATCAATGCAATAGATGCCACAGACTAGCACTAACAGGCGTGATAAATAACAAAGGAATGTATTGCTGGAGATGTTGGCTTTGGGTTCATCTCTGGAAATGGTTTTGCTTTGCCTGTAAGAGTTCAGGAACGTACAGAATAGATAAATCAAATTTATGGGGATTCGTTCAGACAAAAGACAAAAAACTTTATACAGTATGTAATGTTTGTAAGAGATTAGTAATATGCCAATGACAAAGTACGAAAATATATCTGTGGTTCAACTAGCTGAAAAAAGATTCTTTGCTTGGGTAAAAGCTCAAGGATTAGAAGGAATACCAATAACTTTCAAACCAAGAGATGATGATCGCACAAAGGTAGAAATCATAGAAATTGGTATTACACTTACACCTACACAACAAGCATTATTAGAAGCTGAATTTCCTGAACTAGCTGGAAAAAAAGTCTAGCTAGAATAGCTTGACTACAAACATCTTTGACAATGTAATCTTTGGAGACTCGGATCAGTTTGATATTAAAATTGGTTATGACAGAACTCTTACAGAAACTCTACCCATATCTGATGTTCTGGCTCGTAAGCTAGACGCATCAAGAACCATTTTGGAAGGCTTTGCACAAATCTTTGATGACTTGATCTATGGGGATGCCAATCAATTTGATATACAGAATCAACCCGCAATACGTATTACAGACTCATTGGCCAGAGTTCAGGGGGCTATCCGACAGTTTGATGAGACACTCAACCTTTCTGGAACGCTGACTAGAACTCTTGCTGCAACAAGAGCTTTACCTGAGACTCTGCCAGTTTCAGACAGTCTTGCTAGAACAGTTGCAGCAAACCGTACTCTGCCAGAAAACATTCCAATCTCTGATCAACTGCAAACCAAGCTAGATGCATCAAGAACTCTAACGGAAAACATTCCTCTTTCAGATGTACTTGCTAGAAAAATGGATGCAATCAGGGCCTTGATAGAGCCAGTAATAACAATCTCTGATCAGCTACAAAGAACAGTCGGGGCATTACGAACATTGGTTGAAAGTATTCCAATCTCGGACATTCTATCCGTTGATGCAGTTTCAGCAACTCTCAAAAGAATCAAAAAAACTTCAGCTTACATAGCAAAACGTATAACCGAAGCATTTGTAGGAAGGCGTAGCACTTCTGGAGAAGTAGTGTAATGGCAAACTATGAGTTAGTTGAAGATGAGAAGGGAGATTTCTATGACACAGTAATCTATGACAGGACTTCGCCTGATCAGTACAGCAAGCCACAAAAAATAAGTTTTGCAGGAAAGGGAATCACTCTGGCCAAGTTGTTTATCAACAAGACAGACACTTTTGCAACTCCAGATAAAACAGTTGTGCTAAGTTTACTAAATGATTTCACTGTTCGTTGGTCAATTAATAGTGTGGACATTCCAGCAACAGGAGACTATTACGTGCAAATCATGCTATACAACGTGGCTGGAAGTTTGGTAAGAAGAACTTGGGAACCGTTGACGATGAAAGTAAAACCAAAGCAGGGGCCTAACCCATAGTGAAAAAAAGTACAAGCAAATCCTATGAAGAGCTTGTAAAAGGGTTGAAGCGTCATCCTGACAAGGTTGACAATCCCTATGCACTAGCACACTACATCAAAAACAAATACGGCTCTGACTTGGACATGGTTCTATCAGCTGCAAGACTCTATGTGAAAATACAAAAGATCAAGAAGGCTACAGTTTCAAAAGAGACAGACATTCTTCAGCATAAAATGCAGAGTGAACACGGCCAGCTTTCAATAGGTCAGAAGGTTGCAGCAATCAGAAGCAACATTCGGCTGGCCAATCTGAAACTCCTGACAGCAGCAGAGTTCAAGGAAGAAGAGCATCCAAGGGATGAGTCTGGAGAATTTACTTGCAAGGAATGCGGAGAGTCAATGACAAAAGACAAGCAGCCAGAACATGAAACTGGCCATGCATACAATAAGCTGGATAAAGGTGAAAAAGAGAAAATACTGAAGGAGATTTTTCCACAAAAAGGAATACTTGTAGATAGATTCAAGGCTGAACCATTCAATAATCTTCCAATCAAAGTGCAGAGTGAGATATTAGAAAAGTTACAAAAGAAAGAAAACATCTTTCCAGACGATGAAAGAGAGATGCGAGACAAGCCTACTAAACAAATACAGAAGCCAAGTCATGCAGAAAACATGAAAAGACTAGAAGAATTAGACAAAAAAAAAGCTGAAGATGACGAAATAGTTTCAAATGTCACAACAAAATATACACATCTTAATTCCAAGTTTGTTAGAGAGCAAGTTGGAAAAGCCAGACAAATACAGCAGCAGCATAATTCAGTTGTAAACAAGCTGCTTGGAGATCTGAGACAGGACTTTCCTGATGCCTTGGAAGTGTCTGGCCGTGTCAAGACTATACACAATATGGTTGAAAAGGTAGGCCGAAAACCCAAAGACTATCCATCAGTTGACAAGTTAACCGATGTTTCTGGCCTGAGAGTTGTTACTTCTGGAGGAATTGACTCAGTAAAGGATGCAGTTGCCAAGATCAAGAAAGGCAATTACAATGTAACAGAAGAGGACAATTACATTGACAATCCAAAGGCAGGCTATCGAAGCCATCACTTTCTGATCAAGGACAAGGAAACAGGAGCAGTAAGCGAGCTGCAAGTGAGAACAAAGAATCAGGATACATGGGCTGCCTATGTCCATGATAAGATTTACAAGATGCCAGACAAGGCCATCAAGCAGCTAGGATCTTCAATTACCGAGGCCTACGAGTATGCAGCTCATCTCTCGGAATATTTCTATTCGCTAGATACAGGCAAGACAAACGTTCAAAAGCCTGACTGTCCTGAGAAAATTATGGAGGTAATTGGAGGCTGTCTGGACTTGAGTTGATGATGAAGGACAGGCTGGAGCATACTCCAACAGAAGGCTTTGATCTTGTGGGGATTGATGACTTTGAACTACAGGGAGAGCAGCTCTACTTCATCAAACATTTTACGGATGCAACTGAGGCAAACAAGGCCTTGGCAGAGTGGAAGAAATCAAACACAGACGATGCCATAATCCTTCCTGCGTCATAGTATGCTATCTTCCAGTGGTTCCGTTGTCCTGCATAGAATGCTATCGTAGGGCCAGAATAGTATGCTATGTTGGTCCAAGAGCTGCATAATTGTTTAAAAAAAATTAAGGTTTTGGTTCCCATTCTACAATAGGAACCTTATTGAAATCTTCCATGGGGAGCATATCTCCTTCATTGACTGCTGCCGAATGAAACAATCGTGATCGTTTTGCTACCCAATAGCCATTTGCATGTTCAAGAGAACACACATCAAAGATGTTGTCAATTATTTGTTTCATGGCATCTCCTTTCCTATGATTTGGACAATGCTGTTCATGACTCCTCCATCCTTGCACATCACATGAACGTAGTTGTCATAGGCGAAGTAATCGCTTTGCGGATCACTGTGGCCCTTGTCATCGCTGTAGAACTGTCCTATTTCTGAGGCTTTCTTTTCGTCAACTTCTCCGACTATCCATGCATCAATAGCCGAGCCTCCACTGTAGCGTTCAATTCGTGCCTTCACGTCTGCTTTTGGAAATTCTTTTTTCAGTTGTGCCTTCAAAAATATGGCTTTGAATTTCACATCAAGACTATAGATGACAGACTTGGATTCACTGTCAGGGAAGTTCTGCAAAGCTTCAATCTTGGCTTTGTCCTCAAGATCGTAGCTGACTGACTTTCCTTTTGCCAAACGAACTGCTATCTCTTTATTGATGGCCTTGAGTGCTTTTTCTTTTGCCTTGTCAAAGAGACTCAATTATTGAAGCCTCCTATAACTTGGCCCTCAATCATTCCAGCAGGGAAGTAATCTCCCTCAAACAACTGAGGCTTTTCTAGTTCCAGAACGTGATAGATTTCTCCATCCAGTTCAAGTTCTTTGATTTTCGCTTTCATTGCAGCTGTAACTATACAACGGTTGGATATATACATTGGGTGTATATACTATTGTTACTATATAGAATATTGTTATATACATGGAATGTATAGTTAAGGTAGAAATGAACTATTACGAAGAGAAGCAAGCACGGAAACTTGAACGTGCAAAAGAACTTCTTGTAAAACATGAGGCTGAAAAAGAGGCAGCCTTCAAGCGAGCTCACGATATTGGAGATGCAATTCCTTTCGGTCAGCCAATTCTTGTAGGCCATCACTCAGAAAAGCATCACAGGCGAGACTTGGAACGAATAGATAATGCGATGCGGAAAGGAATGAAGGAGATTGAAATTGTAGATCATTATGCTAACAGGATAAGTAATCTTGAGAATCCACATGCGATAAGCTCGGATGATCCAGAAGCAGTACAGAAACTCAAAGACAAGCTCGTATGCATGGAAAAGGAACGAGAAGAGATAAAATCAAGGCCTCATCAGGGATGGGAGCTTTCTAATCTTAGTGGAAACATGCGAAGGGTAAAGGAACGAATCAAAGAGCTTGAAGCAAAGGCAGCAATTCCAGAACTCAACGAAGTAATCAATGGAGTGAAGCTTGTAGTGGACAAGGAAGAGAACAGGGTTAAACTGATATTTCCAGCAAAGCCTAGTCCAGAAATAATTGCAAAACTAAAACAGAACGGATTCCATTGGAGTCCATTTAACAAGGCTTGGCAGCGAATGGTCAACAGCTGGAGCATTCAACTAGCCAAGGATATTGTATCGGAGGTGAAAGCTAGTGTGTGAAGCTTGCGACACTGACAAACCAATGATCATTCTAGAGTCTGGAATTGGGGGAGATCATCTTGTCTGTCAGGAATGCGGATGGAGTTGTTGGGGATGAAAAAATCAAACAACTTTTCTGTAGTCAAGAATTATAACATTGACTACTACATTGAGCTTGCATTGATAGACTTGAAACTGAAGGAAGCAGGAAAGAAAGGACTGCCAAAGAAGGCCTTGATACAATGAAAATTAGAAAACTTTGCAGTAAGTGCAAGATGATAATTGACGAGGAATTTATGGACATACACATGGAGTTTGCTCATGGAGTACACAAAGAAAATAGCTGAAGGCATATTCCTTCATACTTGTGGCCGTTGTCACAAGTCATGGACTAGCAAGAACAAGGAACCCATAACTTGTGCAAAATGCCGATCACCTTACTGGAACAAACCTAGGCAAAAAGCATAATTAGTTTGGAGGGCTTCGATCCCTCAATGCAGTCTCTTATTAGATTGGCCTCTCTGGAGGTACAATCAGCTCAACATGCAACATACTTCCTTCTGGCTGGAGACGAAGTGAACGGCCGAGGATGGGGAGTCACTGGAGAGTCAGTTCCAAAAAACATTCATACCTTTGTTGGGCAGCCTTTTGTTATCACATCAAGCGAGTATATAGCTGGTTCGCCTTATGGCAAAATCTACGATCATCCATCAACAGAGCATTTTGACGTATTGGGAATTGCTCCAAAAGGAAGCTTCAATGTTAATGATATTGGGCTGATCAAAAAGTTTCAGGAAAAGTTTGCAATAGCTGACATTCGAAAGGTGTATGAGAAAGGAGACGTTTGGAGGGCCGATGTTACAAAGAGAGCAGAGTACGCAAATGTTCCATGGCCTCCGTTTTGCTCTCCTGCGATTTACAAAGTTAATCCACATGAACGTGATGGACAGATTACAAAATGGTTTGGCTTGCATCTGGCAGGACTTGATCAAAGGCCTGCATACGGAAACATCGCAATTCTAAAGGCTACATGCGATGGGCCGTATGAGAGTTGTGAGCATCACCTTAAGACTGCAAGCCTTGGAGCTGTAAGCAAGATAACTCCATGCAGAATTAATAGCCTGATTGGAAAAATAAAACTTGCAAACTTTAAACTTGCAACCACGATGTCACAAGACTTGTCAGACACTCAGATACTAAATCTTGCACAGTTTACAGTAAAACACAAAAAGAGGAAGATGCCAGAAATTAAATACTTCAAGCAAGTAGCAGCAAACAAGGTCAGTCCTATTGCTTACTATCTTGATCCTCTTTGCACAAAGCCAGCTCCAAAAACAAAAAACGGAAACGTGATTCTTGATTACAACGTTACTGATGCAGGCAAATTAAAAGTTGCAACCTTCTATGTAAAGAACATCACTCGAAGCCCTGTTGCATTATTTCCGTACTCAAAAGACTCTGACTTGAAAGTTGCAATCGATACGGAAAAGATTTCTTCTCAAAAGGTCGCAAAGGTTCTTGTCAACTTTACTCCAGCTGAAGGAAGAATTGAACCGTTAAACGAAGAATGGGGATTTGATGCAGTAATTGGTTGATCTGGAAATCGAAGGAGGAGACTATGTGTGCTATAGTCACAAGTTTACAACTGCCGATACTGACAAGTGGAACAAGCATTGTCATGAAACAAAGCATACGATTTCTGGAAGAGCTCCCTGTTCAGTCTGCCACAAGCCTGTAGAATATCAAAATCTTCCGTATGTAAATGTGGGCCAAGTACCTAATGTAAAATGCAAGGAGCATTCAAAATGAAAACTCTCGGAATCGTAAAAGTAGAAAAGCGTTCTCTATACCCAATCGGAATCTATGGCCCTTGGAAGAAAGTTGCACTTATTTACAATCTTCTAACTCTGGATGGCCGTGACTTTTATCATGCTCAGTGTCTTACTAATGTTGCAGCTGGAACAAGGGGAGCCAATGTTGTTGCACTTACTGAGTCAACGTTTACTCCTCTAACTAGTGACACTTCGCTTGTTGGAGAAATCATAGTTAATGGTCTAGCTCGAGCTTCAGCTGATACTATCACTCATACAAACGATACAAACTCAACCACAATCCAGAACACATTTACTGCTACTGGCTCGTTTACTGATGTCAAAGCTTCTGCTCTTTTCAATGCAACTACTCCTCCTATCAGTGGAATCATGACACATGAGGCCAACTTTGGAACTGGATCTGGAACTCTGGCCAGTGGGGATCAGCTTCGTGTTACGTGGACAATTAACATAGGTTAAGTGAAGAGAAATTACACAGGACTCTTTTGAATATTTTACTTGTTTGAAAAGAGTCCAACGTATAGATAGCTGGATTGTTGATAGCAGATATGAAACGAAAGAAGAAGCAGATCAAAGGTTTAATGAAATGATAGAAGAACCATTATACACAAATTTTAGATTAGTTCATGTATTTGTATTACATGAGGAATTTAGATGATGCGTGATGTAAATACCGAACTTCTCGGTATTATCAAAAGCCTTCCACAACTCAAAGATCAAAAAGACTTTGATGAGTGTTGCGGAAAGATAAACGAAATCAGAATGTGGATGATAAAAAATAATATCTCAGCATGGGCCTTTCGAAAGGCGATGATCTATCAGCTACACATTGATACAGAAGGGGCAATCAGGCAGGGAGTCAATCCCCAAATTTTAAAGAACTTTGACATAGAATGCGACAGACAATCTCTCGAGATCCGAAACAGAGAAAGAAGTCAGGGAGTAAAGCTTGGCCTTCACTAACTATGATGCAATAATCGCAGCTCTGACAGCTGGGAAACAGGATCACAGATCAATCTTCAAAGGTTCACAAACTGCTGATGCAGCTGGTGTTCCTGTATTTACTTGGAGAGGAGCTGGCACTCCAGCAGCAGGGGCAGTTCCAGCAACAGGAAGTGGAACAGTTCCAACACGAGATACAACAGGAGCTATCTATATGGCAAATGGTGTTACAGCAAATACAGCCTATTTTTTGAAATATGGAGTGGGAGGAGCAACACAAGGAACGTCTTGGCTTGTTGATGTGTGTTGGTTTAATTCTGGACTGAGTGGAACAGTAATTACAGCTCAGACAATCAATTCTTTGGCACTAACAAGATACACAACAGGCGAAGATTTGCTGATAGCTTTGATTTGCTGGACTGCAACAGGTACAACAGCATCTAACGTAACAGTGTCATATACAAATCAAGACGGAACAGCTGGAAGAACCACAACATCAGTAGCTTTTTGGACAGGAGGATATGGAGGAGGGGCATTAGCTCCAACAGCTGATCAAGTACAGCTGCTTCCATTACAAGCAGGAGACAGGGGAGCTAGATCAATTCAATCTCTAACCCTATCCGCATCAACACTAACAGCAGGAAACTTTGGAGTCATGTTATTAAAAAGACTCGCAGTTGTATCTTATGAGGCTGCAAGATATAATGAAAGGGATTTGGTGTTACAAACTTCCAATCTACCACAAAAAATTGATTCTGCTTGTTTGTCAACAATTCATGTTCCAAACGGTACTTCAACAGGTTTGTGGTATGGAAATATTCATGTAGTGTGGGAATAGATGGATGGCTCTGAAGATCAAAAGCAGTTTGATGATACACAGCACTTTCAATTCAACCGTTATGGAATAGAGAAAGCATTTACAAATAAAGATACTGCTGGCTCTGGAAAGCTTCCAATCGAAATCAAGGCAATAGGAGGCCAACTTATAATTAGAAGCTTAGCTACGGAAACTGTCTCAGTATCAGAAACTTTAGCTCGTACCAAATTCTCATTCAGGACTTTAACAGCTGAGACTGTATCAATCTCCGAAACTCTGTCTAGGCTGAAAACTAGCTTCAAGAGTCTTGCAACCGAAGTAGTTGCTATTTCTGAATCACTGGCCAGACGAAAAACTAGCATAAGAACTGTGCCAACAGAAACGGTTCCTGTAGGAGAATCTCTTACTCGCCTCAAGTCAGTATTTAGGAGTCTAGTTACTGAGACTGTTCCAGTATCAGAGTCGCTTAACAAAGTAAAAATAGCAATACGATCCTTGTCTCTGGAATCAGTAGGCATATCTGAAAATCTGAGTAGGTTCAAGCAAGCCTTTCGTAGTCTCGCTACAGAAGTTGTTCCAATACTAGAAGATTTGCAAGTTGCAGTCTTGAGGCCATTTGGCATGGGAGGGCCAGATTACAGACCTTGGTTCTATCAGCCAAGCTCCACAAGGAAAAAGATTCTCAGGCTGGCAAACGTGGCCATATCAAAGATCCGAGTCAAAAATACCAACGTTGGAAGCTCAAAACTAAAGAGAAGGGAAAATATAAAGACAATATCAAAGATTAGAAAAAAGAAGGTTTGACAAATTTATTAAATTTGAACCTACATCTTATATAATACAGAGAGAAAGAAATCTCAATAACTATGAGTAAACAACAAAACAATGCATCACTGAAAACAAAACTTCTATCTGCAAAAGATGTAATCTCAAAATATGCTAGTGAGATTCAGAAATTAGCTCAGGACATGGACATGAACGGAGGAGGCACTCTTGGGCCAGATCAAGTAAAAGAAATTCTGCAAGGAGTTTCTGAGAACTTGGGAATGGTACAAAATAAAATTCAAGAAGTGGCCGAAGGCGTTCCTGCCACAGAAGGAGAACCTGAAGAACCTGAAAACCCTGAAGCTCCAGAGCCAGACGAAATGATAGCTGCTGGAGACAAAGGAGAAAAAGGTTCCAAGAAAGCTGTTTCTGAAACTGATAAGCTAAGAGAAGAAGTTGCAAGTCTCAAAGAAAGGTTTGCAAAAGAAGATAAAGAAAAACTTGCCAATGATTTTGCAAGTTACTTCCCACTGTCACAAAGACAGGCCAAGTACAACGAAATCATGCAAAGCAAGGACTCTTTACAAATTTTGCAAGCAAAGCTTGATGGCATCAAGTCCATAAATCAGACTAGAATTGCATCAAGACGAGACAACATAGTACACAGTCCAGAAAAGACGACAATATTCAAAGAGGAGGGAGGAGCAGGTCAGCGTTCCGCAAGCATGGGAACACAAGCTGATTTGACTGATATTTAGAAATGTCCAATCCATATCAAGTATGGGTAGTTGGAATGACACTGAGCATTCCTCCAATGGTTCAGTATCTACCTGAAAACAATGAGAATATTGTCAAAGGCGATCTTTGTATCGCTGACGTTGGATTTGTAAAGAAAGCAACTCAAGCAAACAGTGCAAAACTAGCTCCACTTATTGCAATCGAATCAGTTGATAACTCAGGAGGAGCAGCTGGTGATAAAAACATTGGAGTAATTGGAGGAGGACAGATTGGAACTGTTTCAACAACAGACGCACTCAATCCCTACGACTATGTGAAAGTGTCAGCTACAACAGCAAAGGTAATGAAATTTGTTACTGCCGTTGATGATCCTGACTTGATCGTAGGAATGTATGTTGGAATTGAGGGAGCAATCTTTGCGAGAGCAGCTACAACTCCATTCGCTGAAACTCTAAGTGCAGGTGATAAGCCTTTGCGAGCAGCTGTTGCAAATGATGTTGTTGCTATAAAGTTAATGGATAGGACATAGACATGGAAGTAAAAGAAGAAATGACATTTGGAAGCCTTAATGCAGGCTACCAATATTGGCTGAATCCAGATGATAAGCTAGTTTACGCAGGTGTAGCTGAACCGTCTTACGGATTCAATAACCAAGATTACTTCTTCCCTGTGTTTGATCCACAGATACGACTTGCTAACATCTCCGCAATCCGAACTGCAAAGAAAGACGGCCTTGACATTTCAGGGCTAAATCTTCGAAGTCCTTACATTGATGAAGAATTTCATCAAACGTATCTAAACTTCAGAGACGAATATCTTGCAGGAGGAAGGCAGAGGATGGGAGCTTTGACAAGTCCAACAAGCTCAGCTGTAAACATTCTCAACGTGTTTGCGAAATTATTCGGACTCAAGGAGAGAAAGTATGCAGCCAAGAATCTAGCTCAGGAAGTTGGCATACCAAACTTGGTCATAGACATTGATACTCTCAAAAAGCTCAGTGGTATGGTTGAGATTGGAGAACTACAGTTGCCATATCCGAAGGAAATTCGATACAGCAGAGCTCACTTTGAGGCCAAGAAGTACGGACTAATCTTCGAAATCTCAGAAGAGGCAATGCTCAAGAATATCCACAATCCATTGCAGGATTCGATTACCGTTGCATCTACCAAGGTAGAGCAGCGTACGAGCTTTGATATTGTCTCGATATTAGAGACAGGACTGACAAGCGTAGCAGCTCTAGGCGATTGGGGAAGCTTCGTGGCATCCACAGATCGTTCTACAATTAACCCGAAGAAAGACGTAGCGAGAATTATCACATCAAGCATCGAAGCTACAGGTATTGGAGGAACGTTCAACAGAATGGGTATGCATTCAGTTTCATACACAGACTATGAATCAAACTCCTATGTAAAAGGCATGTTTGAGCCAGCTCCAGATCCATCTTGGGAGCCTTCATTGAGGCCAATCAAGGGATTTGCAGGAGTAGGACTCGTTCAGGATCACTTCATTCCGCAGGGAGTGGCCTATGTACTAGATGTAGGTGATGAGACTTGTTGTGCATTATTCCAAGGGCCAACTAGGGTAGCTAGCAAGAAAGAAGAAATCTCAGGCTCAGAAATATATGGAATCTTTGATTTCCACTTAGCAGCAATCATCAATCTAAACACAGGCAGAAGAATAACGGCAGCTACAACTCCAGTAGCTCCAGCATAAAACAAATTCCCCTTTTTCTTTTTTTTAATTCAGCAGTTAGTGAAAACTTTCCATACCAACAAGTTTATTAAATGTTTAATAAATTGAGTATCTATTGCCACTCCAGATTGAAGAGAACATACAACCACTCCCAAAAGATTTTGATTGGGGCAAAGGCTGGCGAGCTCTTAGAATTTGGAGGGAACTCAAAGACGATGGGGAGTTTTTCTATGCATTTTTGGTTCGTAGATACGGAGACAACGACTATGGAAACAAGAGAGAAGATGAGCTGTGGATTGGCCGTGAGATAGTTTATTCCAAAGGAAAAAAGTTTCAGACAGATCCCAAGAAACCCAAATTTGGAGAAAGGGTTCCTGATCAAGCTGATGAAGTTTTGGAAGAAATCTGGAATCCTGACAAGGGCAGATACGAGAGTGTTACAACTCAAGTCGGACAAAAGACTTACAAGTATCTGCACAAAGCAGGTGACAAAGACATTGCAAAAAAATATGAAACTCTTATTGGTACGATTTTCAATACCACAACAAGACTCTATTTTGTTTACAATCATGGAGCCAGAATTGTACTAATGGAAAATAAGAATGACTTTTTCGAGCATACAGTAGCAGACTTGGCCAAGCTTGAACAATCGTCTGACTCGCTGTTCCAGAAAGAGAAGCACGGACTAGCCAAAGTAAAGCCATCGGCTGAGGTTTAGGCATGGGCCAGAACCGTCATGTACTTTCTATCTCTTTAGATGACGAACTGTTAGATGACATTGATTATTCCTGCAATACAGCAGGCGATGAAATAAACCGTTCCAAGGAAATAGAGAAGCTTCTTCGTGCAATCATTCCATCAAGACGTTTAAGTATTTTAGTCCATCATTAACACTGAGCTAAATGGTTCTAACTAACGCACAAATCAAAGCTCTGCTGGATACTCCAAGCTCTCCTTATCCAGTGACACTTCGAATCTTTGATAACATTCCCCCAAAAGGGAGGCAGATTTATCCAAGAGTTGACATTACAAATGAAGTTCCTGAAGTAATAGCTAAAGATTACAAAATCAAAGACACATCTCAAACTTTTCGTGTGATCCTTTATTTTAGAATTGCAGGAACCGCAACAGCAGAGATTGCAACTGTAAAAACAATTCAGGATATAATCAGAACAACTCTTGATAATGCACAGCTTGCAGGAACCAAAATATTCAGAGAAATTTTCAACTGGAGCCAGAACGAGGACAAGCCTGATCCTGTCAGACACATTGAAACATTTCTCCTTGTAACTGCCAACGAAATTACATCAGTCACAGGAGTAGGATTGATTGGAGCTCAGATGACTTTATCCATTGCTGCACAGACACTTCAAATTTTAGCTGAAACTGGCGATGAGGGCAGGAACTATATGAGGCCGTCTGACGACTCTGGAAACTCCAAGGTTGTTCCAGAAGATAACGTTGGATCAAAGTTCCTTGAATATGAATATGTGAAAGCTGCATTTGATGCAGTTCAGGCAGCTATTGTAGCAAAAAATGAGATTGCTGCAACTTTAACGGAAGGAAGCACTCCAAGGGCCATGACAGTAATTCCAGTAAGACAGAGATATAATGTGCGATATGACGGACTAAAAACAGTGATACTTCAGCTGGAAATTGTTTCTGGATAATGTTTTTGTATTACCAAGGAGCTTGAAAACTAATGGTTGACTTTGACATTAACCAAATTGCAGACAGGGCAGAGGGCTTTGACGGATTCTTGCAGCTGCAAGAAGGTTCTAACTTTTACCGTTTTCGTTCATTACAGACTTTAAATACATTATTTGATTGGCTGGATGAGGACAGATATGACGACTCTGGAACCCTTGCATTGATTCGTAACGGCCAGAATCACACTTTTGAGATGGATATTATTCTTACAGCTGATGAGGCTGACACTGTAACTCCTCCAACAAACACAAAGACTCTATCCTATTTCATCCATCAAAAAGAAATCCTGAAAAACAGGGTTACAGGAACTTTTGTTGGAAAGTTTAAGACAAAAGCTGCCTCACCTTCTTTTGTCAATCTTCGTGTTACTCTTGACATACAAAGAATTGGAATTGCAAGAGAAGCTGGAGGAGTAATAACTGCTCCAATCTCAGGAAGAATAATTGCCTTTACAAATCTCCTCAGAGAAACTACTTGATGATACTGAGATAAAGCTAGCTCAGATCAAGCTTCAGTATTCTGGCTTTGTAGTTTTTACAACAACTAGATTGATTGAAGAAGAGATAATTGACGAGATTCATCGCAAGATGGAAGCTGCAAACATTTCCAAGAAAGTAATTCAAACCACATTTTTAGACAAGAAAGTAATAGCAGAGGGAATCAGGGCCAAGCATGTTCTCTTCTTTGTGCGTTCAACATACATATCTGACACTGGCTTTCCAGTGGCCGTTTTCATTGAGAAGGGAAGAAAGGCCTACGATGTAAAGGCACTCTACAAAAAGGCTCTGAGTTGGATTGATAAACTCGGTACAAGAATTTTTGCCGAAAAGGTTCATATCCCAAAGTATGTAGGCAAGAAGTTCATCGAGGATACGATCAGAGAGAAGAGGCCAGCTGTGCAGCGTAGGTTAGATGAGGAAACTAAAAAGTGGATAGATTCAATTCTCAAAGCATAAAAACAAGAAGAATGATTGAAATACAATGTCTAGTCCTGAAAGAGAAATCAATGAAGAGATAGACTTACGAGTAATTAACGAAGATGTATTACAAAGAGAGCAGGACAAGGTAAAGAAGGCCAAGAAGATAGCAAAGGAGTTCAAGGCTTTGCAACGTCAGCTCACAGGCTCACGTTCTCCAATTAGTTTTACTGAAAGGTCTAGACGAGCTCTTCCAGCTGGGTTTGAAACTAGAATACCAAGAGGAGAATTTTTGTTTGGAGGAGGAGTTGCAACTGGACTAGCTCCACTTACAAAATTTCAGCAGGAGCAGAAGATTAAGAACCCAAGGGTTCCAAAGTTTGCTAGACATAATCCGTTTATTGAAGCTAGAAAAGTTACAAGAGAAGGCCTCAGCCTTATTCAGAATCCTACTGCATGGATTGCAGCAAAGCTTCCACAAATTTTAAAAATTGCTGGCCCTGCTGCTATCGTATTCTTTGCTGTTGAAGTTGCACAGACTGTTTTTGAGCTCTTTAAAGCTCAGTTTGGAGCTGGAGGCATTTTTGATGTTAGAAAGCTTGTTCTAGATCAGGTTAAAGAAATTTCTCAGCTTGATACAATTTTAAGAATAAGGTCAGGGCAGGTATTTTTTACTTCTGATGCTGGCCAGAGGCTCAGGCAGCGAGCTCCTGAAGTTTCAAACACAAGGACTCTCCGTGATGGCCACATTCGATATATTCAGCTGCATTTGGGTGAATAGATTTGGCTAATGCTATGCTTTATTATAGAACAGCTGCCACTCCAGCATCTAATCCGACTTTTGCAACTCCTGCATTGATGCTGGCAAATGCTCCACTCCAATGTCTTGAGTTTGTTTATCCTGACAAACTTCTTGAAGGTTCCAGAAAAAGATATGAAAACAATATAAAGCACATTTCAGCTCCAAATCCAAACGGTACAAGAAAGACAAGCACACAGGAAAACGGATTGAGAGAAGCGTATCTTATCATCAGAGGAAATTTCAAAACGTCAACTGATACTGAAATAAAAAAACTGGAAGAGTTTTCAATTCGTTCTCAGATTGATACGGTTCATGTCTTTGGTCACATTGGATTTTTTTCTCCAAATGCAGTAAGACTTAACTTGGATCCTACTCCAACAATAGGATATACTATTGACTATTATGAATTTGGCAGACTAGGACAGAAAGGAGAGATTTATGACTTTGAAGTAAAGCTTTCCATCGGGGGAACAATTCCAGTTCCGACATGAGCTTTCCATTTTATTCAAGACAGATTTTGTTGCTTGACAAGACTCAGATTTTGCGAGCCAATGCTCTTGTCACTGAAGGGCCTATTGTCAATGGAGATCTGTCGGAATTGTTCAAACGTGCAGAATGGACAAACGTTGGAGTTTCAAAAACCAACAATGCAAGAATCACTTTCAAGATTGATAACTTGGGAACCTTCATCCGTTCTGCTCCGATACTTGTTGATGAGCTGGCCAAGACAAAATACCTTATAGAGTTTCAGATTAATCAGGGAGCAAACATCGGAAAAACCTTCAGAGGAATGATAGGAGAGCCAACAATCGAGGATGATGAAGTATTAGGTGAGCTTTTGACAGTCTCGCTTCTTGGCTTGCAATATGTAGTCAAGGAACATGCAGCAGCAGAATCATATCTTTTTTTGCCTCCAAAAACTGTCTTTAACAATAGAATTACAGACTATAACGGCAACCGTGGGAATGGGCCTCCAATCAATCCACTTAGCATAAATCTTCCTGATAACGAGTCTCTAAAACAGAACTGGATTCCATTCGAGCCGACATATACGCATGACCTACTAGCTGAGGTAATTGAAAGGCTGGCCAATCCTTCAGTTGTGGGAGGAACATTCAAAGACTTTTATTTTGATTACGATCCTGATCCTACTTTTAATTTGCAGATGAATCTAACAGCTGACGAGTTCGGCCTTGTAGATTCTGGAGTCATAATTAATCCTCTCTCTGTTACTCCTCCTGCATCTGAACAAGACAAAACTGTTGTGACTGACAATGTAAGATTCAAAAATAATTGTATTCTGATTTGCGATGCAAAATCTGGCAGCCTGCCAAGACAACATGCAGAATTTGCTAGTAATTGGGAACATGCAAAGCTAAGGCTAGAATGGAGTTCTGCAACTGCTTATGTTGTAGGTGATTTGGTCAAGCGAAGCTTTCTTACTGATCCTGATCCTAACAAGAGATTGAGATTTTTCAAATGCATTTTGGCTGTTGGCCCTACCGCAACTCCTCCAGAATCAGACGCTACACATTGGAGTGAGGACTTTTCAACCAATCCAGCTAGTGCAGCTTTTATTGATACTTCTCCATGGACAAGCTCGCTGGATGATTGGCAGGCAAATCTAGCTTCTGCTCTTGGTTTTAATCCTGTTGGATATGCAGGATATTTTGTAGATTGGAATATAGTAAAAGCACTTTATGATCCAGCCAGCAGAATAGATCCTACAAATCCATTTCAAACTCTTTCCATAAAAGAGGTTACACGAATTACAAACTCTCCTCCTCCATCTGTGGGAGTCTTAGGAGCAGACGAACTTTTTGACAGACAAAGATTTCTCGTTGGAACTGCCCCAACTGGAGTATTTGTTGGAAATTCAAACCGAGTAGCTGAGTATGACAAAGCTACTGCTAGCTGGAAATTTTCAAATGCTCCAACGACAGGAGACATGGTTAACAATTTGGAGAAGGGCCAAGTGCTTAGATGGAGTGGCTCTGCTTGGGTAGTAGTTTGGGGAATTGATGGAGTAAGTGAAATCAACTTTAACAAGGCCTCCCCATTTCATATCTGTCAGAACTTGGGGCTTGCAACTGGAGCAACAGGGATTCCAAATAGGGCAATCGAAGCTACATTCATTTGGATAGGCCCTACTCTTGGAGGCAACCTCAAGAACGATAGCTCAAGAGGAGCTTGGCTTAACTTTTGGTTTCCATATCCAAGAGTGCCTAATCCACATGGCCGAGTTGGTCATGAATACGGAAGCCAAGGAGACGGTTTATCAAATACTGCAATGGGAACACTTGATACAAACAATTACAATCAAAATAGAAAAGGACTCATTGGCTGGAATAGAGGAAAAGATTCTGAGGACATGGGAAGAATCTCAGGTATTAGATTTAAAGTCAAAGTTGGATTGTTTACATCAACTGATGACTCTGGCCCTGTTACTGGCATTGCAGAAATTCCAATGATATTTTGGGCTATTGACAAGTTTGATAGAACTTACTACACTAATTTCAAAATCAGAAGAAACAATCAGTACGAATCTGTTCGAATACCATTTGGAGAACTTGCTCCAAAGCAGTTATTTTTTGGTAGAGGAGACGAGCTGCCAAAACTTTTAGGCTTTACTATTCCATGGGATTTCCTTTTGCGTGAAAAGGAATACACTGGAGTAGAGTTTGATTGGAGATTTATCAAGGGATGGGGAATAATGATGGCTAGTCCTTACACTGATACAACAACAGGCTATTACATGGGAGCTCAAAACGCTTGGTATGATCAGGCCACACAATTTATCCAACAGGGCCTAGCTAATTGGTGGAATATCATTGCTGATCCTGCTGTCCAAGCTCTTTTTGCAGACAGAAAGCCACAGAAGGCAAACTCTTTGATTCATCATTCCAAGATTTCATTAGATGAATTGTATTTTGAAAAGGAACTTATTGTAAACTCAGACGATGCCGAGGTTACAAATCCACGAACACAAATAGAGCATCTCGAAACTGAGACTGATTATCTCAATGGAAAAACTCGTTCTCAGGCCTTTGAAGCAAGACTTTCTTTCTTCCCTCAGTTTTGGCACATGAGAGCAGCTGGAGATGTTAGACTCAAGTTCGGACTCAAGTTCAAGGCCCAAGGGCCAAGAGTACCAACTGGAAACATGGATTTGGTTTGTGCAGAAGTAAAACATATCATTGATGATGATGGATATTTCATTGAACCATTAGGAGTGAGGAAGTTTGCAACTCCATAGCATACTATCTTATGGCCATAAACTCTCCTGCTTAGTATGCTATGATAGGTTCCGTATAGCATACTATCTTAGGGCCAGACATAGTATGCTATTCCCCATGGGGGAATTTTAATGGCATACGAAGCTCCATCCGAAGAGCAAAGAAATCGAAAGCTTAGAACACAACTTGGAGTAGTACGGAATCTTGCAAGATATACTCCTGTAGGAAATCAGGTTGATCAAAGTGGCTTTGGGATGGGAGCTAGAGATTTGCCTCAAGGAGCTCAGCTTGGCCTTGAGGCATGGGATCCACAGACTGTAAACTACACAACTGATGGAGCTGCAAGGAATCATGTCATCCTACAAAGTTCTGCTCTTGTTGTAGATGGAGCTGCTACTCCAATCAACTTACACTTCATTGATGGAGTCATAAAGAATGGCCAAATTATCTCAATAAGGCCTGTCGTTGGGAAGAATCTCATTCTAAAAAAGCCTACAACTTTGGACAATACAACTGGCAACATCAACATAGACACTGATGTTACTATCAATGATCATCAGTTTGCTATCCTTCAATTCTTTGCAGATCAGGGAACAGGAGGAGGCATGTTCATCTTGCAGCTTGTCGGCTCAGCTGGAGGAAGTACGCTTTGGTCAGCCATCACGATTGATGTTACAAAGAACATGCAGCAAAAGGGCCTTGACAATCTGGACTATATTGCATTTGATACGGCACTTACTAGAATCATAAACGGAATTGCTGCAACTGGAATTAATTATGATGTTCCCACTGGAGAGACTCATAGCTTTCTGATTAATGCGATTGCAAAGTATAGAATGGCTGTTGGTTCCATGGACTTTTTGGGCCAATCAATCTCTGGACTAAATGACATTCTGTTCAATGAAGCTGGTCAAAGCATTCTTTCTGACACTTCTGGCTTGCATTCCTTGGTTCCAACTGGAGATGTGTTTGATTGGCTAGTAAATGGAATCACTCAGATGACTTTGAACAGCTCTGCTTTGAATCTCAAAGGAATTGAATTTGTTGATGCTAACAGGGTGTTGTTTGGAAATGCTGGCATTGGAGGAGTCAGGCTTGACGTTCCAACAGGAGAAAACTTCCAGATTTACATCAACGGAATAGAGCAGTACAGGTTCCTTTCTGGAAACATTGACATGAACAACAAGAGCTTAAACGAGCTAAACGATATTTTATTCAACGAGGCTGGCCAAAGTATCTTATCGGATACTTCAGGGATGCACTTTTTGATTCCAACTGGAGACATATTCGAATGGCTTCTCAATGGTGTGCAGCAAATGAGGATTGATTCGCTTGGAATGATCATGGCTACTGCAATAGACATGAATGCTTTTTCAATAGTAGATGTTGGAGCTATCGCAATGTCAGATCCTAACATGATAATCAATGATAGTGCAGGTGAGTTTTCATTTACTTTTGGTTCGACTCAGAGTGCAGCATTCATCAGGGGAGGAACGCAGCTTCTTACTTTAGCAACAACAAGCATTCTCAGATCAGACTCCAAAGTTTTGTTGCGAGTCACTGGAACAGGGGATACAATCGTATTCAATGACAACTTTTCAGATAGAATAACCTATGATTGGGCAACTGATGATTTCTTTCCTGTAGATGGACAGTCAAACCTTGGCCGTTCAGCTAACAGATGGGCCGAAGTCTTTGCAGTAATTGGAACAATCAATACGTCATTTACCAAATTCAAGAAGGATATACAAGACATGGATGAGGCCTATTGTCTGCAAATTTGCAAGGCTTTGAAGCCAATCAAATTCAAGTGGGATATTACCAAATTTCCAGAGTTCAAGGACAAAGCAAAAGAGAAGGACTTTAGAGATACAACTTTCATGGGATTTGATGCAGACGCACTCAAGCAGATGTGTCCAGAGGCAGTAAGAGGAGAGGGAATAGTCATGAACTCCGTCATTGCCATGCTGCTTGGAGCAGTTCGAAATATGGATGCAAGAATCAAGTTGCTTGAAAACAACTAATAAGAATCTTTTTAACTATTCCACAGAATACTATCCTGTGGCCAGAGAAGATATAGAAGATGAAATCAAAAAGGCTGAAGAGACGGCAGCCAAGCTATATCAAAAATGGACTGAAGCCAGAATAATTGTCAACAACCTACGAACGATTTGTCCTATAGATCCTGATGAAATACCAAGATTCCCAATCATAGAAAGTGAGATGACAGAAAAAGAAATTAATGATACTTTTGACAGTATTAAAACCAAACATGTAGAACTGAAAAAAGAGGTAGATAAGCTTGGCTAGTGCAGAAAAAACTAGCAAATTAATTGCTGATGCAGAGAACAAGGCTCTTCAGCAATATCTCACAGGCCTGAAAACAAAGTTTGCTGGAACCATGGGAATAGTTGACTCCATGAGAAAGGAGGCATTTGATCAGGCCTTTGGAGGAGTTATTGAGCTCTTATACAAGCTAGATCAGCAGGCAGAAAGAGTTTCTGAGGAAAATGAGATGCTTAAAAAAGAGAATGCTGCACTAAAGCAGATTCTTGAAGGTAATCACAAACCTGTTGAAGCCGTTGTAGAGCCTCCAGCAGTAGGCCAATAGCCAATCTTAAATAATATAACAATTATGGTTAGTTATGGTCAAGACTACTATTCAGATTCAGGATACAACAGTAAAAAAACTGAAAAGATACGCTAGAAAAGATGAGACTTATGACGAATTTCTTATTAGACTGTTAAAACAGGCAGGATTAGAGAAGTAATGCAATTCCAAATTGGCCAACAGTTAAGAATTTCTATCAAAAACCGTGATGGAAATAAATGTCAGATATGTGAAATCTCTGAGTATCTGATAGTTCATCATAAAACTCCTCTTCGATTTGGAGGAAGTGATGATCCTAATAATCTAATTACCTTATGTCATAGCTGCCATGTTGGAGTGGAATATCTTTCTATTGGACATACACTAGAATCTCATCTAAAATCATTGAACAAAACACATCAATGGTTTTTTGATAAAGTTAAAAGTTTAGAATTAATTACTAATACTCCTTTTCAAATAGTAAAAAAAACGCATTGGAGAAAGAACTGAGATGGGAGAGTTTCAATGTCCTAACTGCGGAGGAGAGATGTTTGAACAGGAAGAACCAAAAAATAATTTCTATCCAACTCTAAGAGTAGTAAACGGCCAATGCAAGAAAAAGTGTGGAGTGCAAAGCGTGAGAATAGTAATTACGGAGGAAGAGAAAAATGCTCCCTGATCACTTTGCAGGCCTTGATGAAATTCTCAAGGTTCCAAAGGAAAAGCAGGCCAAAATTACAATAGACAATTTGCAGGTCAGACGCAAGACTCTTGGAGACATTTTCTTTGACAAGACAAAAACCTTTGAAGAGAGAAATGCAGTCTATGATGAGCTAGTAAAAATTAACAAGTATTTTGGCTACAAGGAGATATTCAAATTAAAGGAGAAAGGTTCAGGCAGAACATACAAGCCGATTACTGCTGCCGACAGAGAAACAAACTGTGAGGCTTTCATTGCATACATGCAAAAGAAATTCAAGAACATTCCAGAGCAGGCACTTGTTGATTACATTCCGTTAGTTTGGGCCAATACGAAATGATAATCAATACAAGCAACTGTAGAATCGAGGCACATGGTCAAAAATATATTGTAAAAATTTATCTTACGAATGACGATTATATACACTCCAGAGCTGTTTTGTTGACAGAGGCATTATCTATTAGAGATTGTTTAGTGTCAAAACGTACAGAGTCTAAAAAAGTAACAGTTATGGAAGAGATAAAAAAAGACGCAGATTATTACAGAATAATTGTAAAGCTTGAAGTATCAGAGGATAGGCTAGAAGATTTTCACTCTGCAAAGCTAAATCTGGCAAATGCAATGAAACTTCGTGATGTACTCGTAGATAACATCTACAGAACTTGATAATATGCCTCTTTCTACAGGAATTTACATTGCAGCTGAAGATTTGGAAAAGATTCGTCAGCAGATGGCCAAGCTCAAGCTAGCAGGCTATCCAGTTACTTTCAATAAAGAGAACGCAAATATGGAACAGCGAAGCATGATTCAGGAAATGTTCAATATGATTTTTGCAGCAGTTGAAAAATGCGGATACGATCCAAAGAAGTTTGTAATTTATCAGGACACAGGAGAAATTATTGACGTTTCACAGGTGAAGGGATATGGAGAAAATACTCACAAGTAAAGATATTCATCAAAGTGTTGATGAAAGCATCAATTTGATAATGCGAGTTGAAGCTACAATCTCAGGTTTGAGTAAGCTGTATCTCATGTATATGGAAGGAAAAATTAGGAAACAAATTATCCAAGATGTAATGTCTGCCATTGAAGCTTTTCTTACTAAGATTGGATTCCCAAGCAGATTGCAGCCTGAGATGAAACACATTTGAAGAAAAAGAAATCAAAGAAACGAGATGACAGGAACAAAAAGTACGAGGTTTACATTCAAAGGGGAAAATACAAATTTGTCCTTGGCCGATTTCCAGCTGTGCAAGCAGCTAAGATAACCAAGGAATGCATGAAGATAGAGCAAGAGACGATTCACATGACACAGGTTTAGAAATGGAATATTCAACAGAAGAACACAAAAAAGCTCTTCTTGCTGCAAAAGACGGCTTGAAATTAATTGATTTATTGGAACGTTCCAGAAAAGTACATGAATTTTATAAATCTCAGGGTTGGATATGGACTCCATTTGAACAGATAGCTCATTGCCATGCTGAAATCAGCGAGATATGGGATATGCTACGAAATAAAAATAACAAGTATGGAGACACACTTTCAGAAGAGTGGAAACGTGGATTTTTAGAAGAGTGTAGTGATGGGATAATAACTATTTTGACCGTTTGCTATCTCTTATCTTGTAATGATTCTGAAATTCTTGATGCATTTGAAAGAACTGTCATTAAATTAGAAAACAGAGTAAAAGATTCCATTTCAATCTATAGACAAAAGACAAGTGTATGAATGACAATCTAACCAATAAACGAGCCTACATTCATCAGGCCAGAAAAGGAATGACTCAAGCTAGTGACTTGGATAAAAAATACAGGATTGTAAATCTTCTTCACAAGCATTTCAAGATCAACGCCTTGGGAATGGTTGATCAGTACATCTATGCAAGAAACAAAGAGTCAAACCAAATCATAATTACTACCTTTTCTGAAGATTCTAACTTGTTCATGACGCATGAAGTAAACAGCATTGATCTGTTCATCAAGGCTGATGTTGTGCAGCGAATCATAGAAATAGACGGCCTTGAGCATGGCTTCTTTGATAAAATTACAGAGTCAAAGCAAACTACAGATCGTAATACAAACTACAAACTTGGAGGATATACAGAAGAGAATAAAAGATTGGTTGTCTTAACTACAGAGGACATGAAGAAAGATGATGCTGCACTTGTGGAAACACTCGAATCCAAGCTGGGATTGAGGGCATTATCCCCAGCTGTAGGAGGCTAAAGTTGGTCAAAGGCCGAGCTTGTCCAGAAACTTTCTGCACAAAACAAGTAGAAATTACGGTACATCAAGGTACTGGACAAAATATTTTATGGGAAGTTGGAGGAGTTGGAAACGTATTACACAAGCATAGATACAGAAAATACTATTGCATCAAATGTCAAGCTGCTATCCCATGGAACTGTCCTTGCATTCACAAGAGAATTGAGTTAGGAGAGGTTCCTCCTGAAGTAACTACAGGCCAACAGCTCTTATTCTAAGACACCCCTTCATTTCCACTCCAGAATCATTTCGGTACCTTTTTGTTTTTTTGTATGACATACGTATGACGTACGTAATACGTAATACATACACGAATTGAAGCTTAGTTAGTTAGTGATCTACAGTAGAAGTGTGGGTGTCTCTATCTGTTGATGATGGGTGTAACTTTGTTAACATCAATATTTATTTATCAATACTTTTCTTGAGATATATTGAATCCTAGATTTACTCCTGCATTATGTATGTGGTTAGAAGGCTATGGCTTTGATAAAATTGAGATTGTATCTGTTCCTTCTGGAATTAGAATTATAATTCCAATGGATGAAGATGTAGCAAAAGATCATGTTAAAGAAATGACAAAGTTAGCGAAAACGGAGTGTACTAATGGATGAAATCTTGGGAAGAAGATGAGAACTATGAGAAGCTGGCCAAATACTGTGACGAACACGGTATTAAAATTGGATTTAAAATTAATGAATTAATCAAGAATTTTCTGATTCAAGTTGGAGTTGTTAAAAAGAATGGCTGAAGAACACTCTTACAATACCTCTATTTCAATGCGAGTCAATATAGGATTTTTAAAAGAAATTGATTCCATGTGCAGAAATTCTTCTCATAGAATTGAAGGAGTGGAAAAGATTTTCTCTGATAGGACTGATGCCATAAAGAGCCTTACAAGCATAGGTCTTTTTATTGAGAAGAACAAGCAAGCAATGGCAGATCCTAAGTTTACTGAAGAACTCAATCAGATGATAAAAGATGAGAAATACATGGATTGGATTAAGACGCTTTCTCCTACTCAGCTTAACGGACTAGCACAGTTAATTGAGATGAGAAAGAAGGAACTTGCTCCACAGCAACGGAGTCTGATATTTTGACAGAAATTGTTGTTTACTGTGACAAATGCAATTCTGACGTACAAGCAAAAAAATTAGAATTGCACAATACTCTTACTGGACTGAGAATAATTTATACTTGCATAAACAACCATGAGCATGAAAGAACATTAGCCTTTTTCAATGAGGATGAAGAATGAATTTCAAAATAACAGGCCCAGCTCAAGGCTGGAAGGCCATAATTGCAATCACTAGAACAATGCGAGATGAATCTGTCTTTGCACTTACTCAAGAAGGAATACTTTTCAAAACAAAGGATGCATCAGGTACAGCAGGACTTTACTTTCTCTGGCCCAAGGACAAATTCAAGGAATATAGTTTTGAGCTTGATCCTGAGACTACACAAATTGAGATTGGTTACAGAGTAGAGGACTTGGAAAAGATTGTCAACAGATTCGAAAAGGATGCAGACATGCAGATCACAAAAAGCGAAAATGGAAAGCTGCTAATCACTTCAGGTAAAAAAGAATATGAGATGAGTCTGATTCATGCTCAAGACGTAGAGGTTCCTCCCAAACTGAGAGTTGAGCTCAAGGCCAACTTTTCAATGCCTCCAAGAGACTTTAAGGAAATCCTAGAAGATTTGAAGATTGTTAGCGTTGGAATCTTTTGTGATATAACAAATGGAGCCTTGAGCTTCCATGGCCATGACGACAACCACAAAGGAGCAGTTCTATTTGGAACTGGCTATCCACAGGATGCAGTATCTCAATATAGCATAGAATATCTATCTACAACTCTCTCATCTGTCATCAACTTCATTGATACGCTACAAGTTGAGTTTGATTCAGACATGCCAATCGTACTGAAGATGAATCTGCCAGCGATAGGAGAGATGACTTACTTTTTGGCTCCTATGATAAAGAATTGAGCAACGATTGTTTTATTGCAGTTACTTATTTTGATTTGGACATAAAGAATCTCAATATTCCTTTCATGTGTTGGGGAAACTTTTCTACGTTAGAAGAAGCTATCGAATATGTCAAATATGTTCGTAAAAAGAAGATTGATACATTGTTTGGAGCATGGGATATTTATCACGAATATTATAATGGTTTGATCAGTTGGAGATACATTGAACCTGTCTATCACTTTTCTCCGAGAAAGGATCATGATTTCTTCGGAGACAAGATAACTGATTTAAAAATAGCAAATGTTGTGATGAATTAATGGAAACCAATCTTTTTGTTACCAAAGGAGACACATCTCCAGATAAGGATTTGATTTACATGAAGCCCTTAGATCATGTTCTAAAAAGAATCTTGGAATGGTATTGGGATGCAGGAAAAACAATCCTAGACGTTACAGCTGGAAATAGAAAATGCTGGCATCCTCAGACAATCTATGGCACAACTCTTGAGACAGGGCAGAAGGCTTGGAATGTAATTTTTCTGGATGCATCAGAGGAGGCAAAGATAGATGTTCAAGCTGACTTTCGCAAGCTGCCTTTTCAGGACAATTCCGTTGATTTAATTTTTGTTGACGTTCCTTTCATGAAAGCAACTTCTGGCATAGAAGAGTTTGGAATCAAGAAGCACAAGACTCCTGACAGGCCCTTTTATTTCCGTGGCCTGCAAACTGGCTGGATTCCTCCAGAGGCTTATTTCTTCCAGACTTGGAAAGAGTTCAACCGAGTTTCACGAAACGGATTGATTGTAAAAATTTCCGACAGGTACGAGAAAGGATACGAGATTCCAGTTACTACTTACATGGACTTGGCCTATGAGAACAGGTTCAACCACAAGTCAGAATTTCATAGATGCGTCAGAACTGGCTACCGTGGGATACGTGCAGGTATGGGGGCCAAGATGATTCATCCGCAGCGTGTACTTTCCTACTATGCCGTCTATAAGAAGAACTACAAACTACGCTAAACAATAACTAACCATAGTTACACATAACAATTATATAGCAATATGCCGTGGTTAAGGCATGGAAACAATCAAAATTCAACACTGTCCTGAATGCAACAAAGATAAGATATTTCGTCTTGTAAACAATCCATATCTACAAACTGGATTCAGATTTGTGTGTGAGGAACTACACTAATGGCTAAAGAACAAAAACGTGGCTGCGGTTATCGCAAAGTAGGAGGCCTGTACCTCGTTGGAGAGGGAATGGCCGTTGCTTGTGACAGGCTGCCATACATCGTTGATGTCTGTCCAACATGCAACCAAGGAATAAAACCAACACTGGGATTTTCTTGGATCGATGCAAAACACTTCTTCAAGGACAGCTGCAAGGGAGACGCAGATTGCCATCATCTCGGCATCTGTGAGATTTGCTTCCCTGAGAAGGCTCCTGAAAAAGTCGGCCTGATGTGGGTAGGTAGCAAATTCTACACTCCAGAAACTTTCATTGTAGAAGCAAAGGCAATGGGAGTTTCAAAACGAATCCCACATGTGCCAAAGGACTTGAAGCTTGGAGACTTTGTACTGCTAGGACACAGAAAGGCAGGCAGAGTAACGACAGAAGCAGTAGATGGAAAACAAGGCGAAGTAAAAGAGGTTCCAGCTCTCTTCTATGGGTTCCATGTCACACGAATTGAAAAAATCATAACCGAAAGCCAGAGCAAGAACACTGAGGCAATGGCCGAGCTAGCAAAGCGAAACATCACTCCAATAGTTGTTTCCGATGACGACAAGGATCATCAGGGAACAGTCTATGACAAGGAGGATGAGCCAGAATCAAGTCAGTCCACATTGGAGGCCGTGCTGTAATGGCCTCTTCCCCTATTTTTGCTGAATCAAAAAAGAAAGTTTCTCATCAACCAAAAGATCCGATGGGCCAAGTCTCAATGCAGGCCAAAAGAATCCTCAAAGGCTATGACATGATGAGCAACGTCACTTTTACGACTCCTAACACTGGAGTAGTAAAGTCAAGCGATGGAACAAAGGAATATCATTTCATTTTGCCTGATACGTGCGAGTGTCCAGACAATCAGATTCGACAGAGGATTTGCAAGCATCTTGTGGCTGCAAGGGCCAAGGCAAACGAGCCACAGCTGCCGATTGAAAACGGATTGATTGAAACGGAGAGGTTGCATTGATGGAAGAATTTACTCATCCCGATTATAAGACTGCAATGGAGAAAGTATTAGCTAATGCAATAGAAGCAGCAAAAGAAATTCAAAAACAAGTTGATAAGAGATTTCCAAAGTCTTTCCAAGTTTTCAAATATTATCATTATGCAGATGAAGAACATGAGGAAAGGACAGGCGAGATTGTTTTCATCAAACACACTCATAAGATTGACTGGAGTTTCAGTGGTTCGTACGTATTTCATATTTCAAAAACAAACACAGAAATTTTGAATGAAATAATGAAAGATTACAAAGCTGGCAGCATTCAAATAAGTCTCAAAGACAAAGGATCTGTCTGCGAAGAAATCTATTCCTTTGAGAAGGAGTATGATGCTTGATACAATTAACTGAATTAAAAATAATTGGTTACGAGTGCCTTAACTGCTCTTCTCCCAAAAAGGGAATGATCATCGTTACAGACTACAAGGAACATCTTAGAGACAAACACAAAATTAAGGAGGCATACATTCCAGCTGAATTGATTGGCTCTCCATGGGAAGAGGACTTTGTGATTTTGTATGATACTAAGGAAGCCTGTTCAACATGCCATCAAAGATTGCAACTTAGGCGATTCCCAAACAGTCATGAGTTTTTAGAGAAACAATGCATTTCTAAAGGCAAAAAAGGAGAATGGGTGTATCATCATCAACTTCAAAACAGAGTATTTTTTGGCTCTGCAAAAAAGAAATATTTCTGCGAAAGACACGGTTACAACTCTAATACTGAGCCATGCTTCTTCTGTGACATGGAAGGAACTCTTGGGAAATTGATTGGAGGAAGGAAATGAAAGGTCATAATTATTCAATTCTAGCTCAAATAGAAATTGATGCATACAATGAATGGAAAACTATCGACTTGCTTGATCAAAAAAGGTCATCTGTTGATTATCCATATACACATGATGAGCTAAGATTCATAATTAATCACATTCAGCCAATTATCCAAAGCCTAGAATCGATCAATAAAAAAGATATTGCCAGTGTATTACGTGAAAAGATGCAACACCTATTTGATGTAGGTTTTAGTGACAATGCAAACCAGACAAGCATAGTGATTACTGTAAATGCAATAAAGGACATTCTACATAAATTGTGGGAAAGCAAAGGCGAAAACAGACTCTATAAAGTTGATACTAGCATTAAGGGATTTCCATTGTATAAACATGGAACAAAAAAAGGTCAGTACATTTTACTTTTTGGAGATAGATGTACTTGGATCTCTCAAGTCTTACATGATAAAATAGGTCAGGAATATTCAAGTGCATTTGGAACTACAATGCACGACTTTGCAGAGTTTACAGGAAACGGCTCTCATTTAAGTTATAATTTTCTTCAACTCTTTAAAGAGAATCCAAACATCAAATTAGAAAAGAAGTTAGAAATATTAGAACAATTAGTACATTTACTTTGCAGTTATTATTTTAGTCCAAGCAAAGAGAGTGAAAACAAAGCTAACATACTATTTGACAAATTAGAGAAGGAATATGAGAGGTTAAATAAATGAAAGACACAGACGAGCTCTTTATCCTTTGCATAAATCCAGAATGCTTTGCAACTCATGAGTTCACGCATCCAGCCGAGAAGGTCAACATGTGCAAGTCATTAAAGTATTTTATAGGAGCTGTAAATTGGGATTAACAAAAGATGATCTTGTAGTCGGTAAGTGGTATAGAGCTAAACGACACTTGGAGTCTGCTTTTAGCAATAATGACCGACAGATAGTTTATCTTAGCTCTGACAAGACACAGGTTCAATATGATGGAGATACAGTGAAGATGGGCCAACGAAGGCCTGTTGTTGATGTTGAGAAATTCTTGAAGTGGGCAGAGAGAGTTATTACACAAGAAGAGCTTACTGAATACAATAAGAAGCACGGATCTTGATGAGAGGAACCTATACAGGTAAGTGGATTACCTGTCCGACTTGCAACAGCACAGAACTCCAAGTAACTAGCACTCTCCTTAGAATCTCAACTTTCAAGGATGGAAGAAGAGTCTCTGTGAGGATGGAGACAAAAAGGAACCTGTATGTCACTACTTGTTTAAACTGTGGAAGGACTGAATCTTGAGACATAACTATTTCAATCAAAACTCTCAGCAGGCGTACTATCCATGGATGCTAACTATACGATCAAGAAAGATTCAGACTCCAGTTCCACAACACAACGAATGGCCCTGTGAGTTTGTCTGTCCTCATGGCTTTCAGTGTGAGGAGAAGTTAAATGATATTAGCCAAAAGACTAAGAAAAGAAAATACTGCGATTTTCATAAGCAAATAGTGCAGAAACAGAATGCAAAGAGGGCATTTCTGAAATGGCAAAACAAACAGAGGATGAACCAATGAATCCAATACTAAATCTTAAATGTCCAGTGTGCCATGAAGATGTAGTCTTGATTCCTCCCTTTTCTGCAAACAAGCCTCACACGCACATAGCTAGACAGGATGGAAAAAAATGCGGAGGCGTTCTGTGGACATAGACTCCAAGTGCCAGAGCTGCCATCATGATATTACAATGTTTCATGGAATGTGGTATCATACTGATCATAATATTATGTCAGTTCCTTGCATGGAACAAAACTGCGATTGCAAAGAAGCAACTCCAGAAAGAGGAGCCTTGGAGGATTAGTTTGAAAAAATCAATCTCTGTTCCCTGCGGAATAATCGGTACGCAAAAAAAGGCAATGTGGCCTATAAAGTGGCTTGCTATTACATTTGAGATAGACGTTACTGATCAGTTCAAGCTCAGAGAATTTATCACTAACAAGGCCAAAAAGCCAAAGAAATTTGTTTTAAGGATTACACGCAAATGAATCAAAAACAAGAGAATCAAATACTGAAGCAGGCCGAAGTAATTGAACGAAAAAGATTATGGAAGAAGGCAAAGAATATTGGGAATGGAGAGAAAAACTTGGAATCAAATAACACTTTACTTACCAAAAGTTGTAATTGTAGAGTATGTAATGATAGACGAAAAGAAGTACAACATAATAAATGCAATAAAGGAGATATGAGATGAGAGGTAAGTGTTCTTGTGGTAGAAAAGAAGATTTATCTCC